TTGCCGGTGCCTGGTGCGACATTGGCTGTACCTGTGGCGGTGGTGGCGGTTACAAGTCCGTGCGTTTGGGTCAGTCCTGCGGTAACTCGTCCTTTTGCGTCCACGGTTACCGAGTTGTAAGAGCCTGCGGTTACGCCAGAGTTTGTAAGCGTTAAAGCACCTGTGGCATTTTGTGAGCCGTCAAAATTCACATTCCACGAGCCATCGCCAGTCATTGCGATGTTGCGGGCGGTTTGGAGTTTGGTGGCGGTGGCGACATTGCTTGATGTGTAAGCTAAATTGTTGGGTTTGTCCCGCAACGCCTCCCAAGTGTTTGATAATTCTATCCACGCATTCCAACCTGTCATCGCATTATTCCTAGAACGCTCAAACTGACGATGGGTGGCATATGTAGTAAATCTTTGGCGAAGTCCGTAAGTACCAGGCATAACTTCCAATGTGCCAGCTTCATTGGGTACGGGATAATTCCTCTCGGTCAGTGATCGATTGTTTGCCCCTTGCCCATAAATGCCCCATTTGGTAATACTATCCAAGTCTTCAGTGCTGATTTGTCTAACATCATAATCCGTAATATTGGCGATAGTATGTGTATGGCTTGATGGTGCAAAGGTGCTAGGCTTACCACCAATCTCGTTCCAATTATGGCGGTGGCTCGTCAAAATGTTATTGATGGTCGCAATCTTCTCATCAAGTACCTTGCCCTGCAACGCTGTCAAAGCCTTTGCCGTAGAGGTGTCAGTTAGGTTGTTGGCAAGTGTTTGCCCCAAAATAAGCTTACCTGCTGTATCGCTTGATACGCTAATGCCATTTGTGCCTGTGACTTGGGTAGATGAACCGACAGACGCAGTTTGACCCACACCACTTGCCACGATGTTTAAGAATGTGTTGCCGTTGCCTGTTGCGACATTGGCTGTACCTGTGGCGGTGGTGGCGGTTACAAGTCCGTGCGTTTGGTTCAAGCCACGAATAACACGCCCTTTGGCATCTACGGTTACTGAGTTGTAAGAGCCTGCGGTTACGCCAGATTTTGCCAAAGTCATCGTACCTGTGGTATTTTGCAAACCATCAAAATTCACATTCCACGAGCCATCGCCAGTCATTGCGATGTTGCGAGCGGTGGCGAGTTTGGCGGCAGATACCGCATTTTCTGTTTTGCCAAGTTTGCCACTATTGACCGCCCCAATCTGCCTTGCCAGCTCATTTTTTAGCCACAGTGTGCGGTTGGCAAGCTGTCTTGGGGCTCTGTTGTCAATGCCATTTTCGCCACCCATCACAGGGTCAGAAGTTTCAAGCTGATAAATACCAGCTTCCCAAGTGGAAGTTTCTTGCAAGTTTGCCATAATCTTTTCCTTACAAATTAAAGTCAGTTAAGCTGTGCCACGAGTGTATCTGCCATCTCGGATGATTTTACCATTATGCCGAATGCTTGCCTGTGTAAAATCAAGAGCAGACAAGACACAGCGAGCGGGGGCAAAGGCGGACAAAGTCTTTCTAAGCAGGTTCGCCTGTTCAAGGGTAATCGGTTCGTGAATGGTGATGCGGTAATACGCCCAGCGGTCAGAATGTCCGTAGTTATAGACACCGTCTCGCCTTGTAATCTCGCCATTATGCTGTTTACCACCAAAGCCCTCTTTAAGCGTGGCGTTGCCAAAGCCAAGCCGTCTGACAATCTCCTTGACCGCCCACGGTGTGCCTTTATAACGGTGCAGGTCATACGCCGCTTTGATGAGATTTCTCTTTGCTTCATCGCTCTCGGCAAGCCAATAGCCGTCCACTTCCGCCACGCTCATACTGTCTGCCAAAATCGGCAAATGCGGGCTGTCCACAAGGTCAATTAGACGAATTAAGAGCTTATCTATCGGCAAATCATCAAGCGATAAACCCAAATCCGCCAAAGCGGTAAAGGTTTGTTCTTTGGCAATCACATCGGCATAGATGAGCGAATTGTCGGTTGAGGTATCAGCCATCGGTCTGCCCCACAATGCGGATATCGATATGATTGCAAATGGCAACCGTGTCAGGAGCGATGGCGGTCAAGGTAGGGCTAATCAGCTTAACATCATAAACGCCCGCCACTTGCAAGGTTTTGGCGATGTTTAGTGGCACAATGTCTTGCCCCAATTTGCTTTCTACTTCCTGCTTGTAGGTATCAAATGCACTTTTGGCATTCGCCAAGACCTCATCAACATTTGCCCCTGTAAAGGTGGTCAGTTCAGCATTTAGGGTAAAATTAACCACTTTTGCAGAATTGACCGTTGCCGTGTCGCATAAAGGGCGTACTTTTTCGTCATTCAACGCCTTATTCACTTCACGAATCAGATTGTCCGAGACAGGCATAGATTTGCCCAGCAAGTACACCGCCACCGTTCCGCCAATCGGCTGTCCCATTCGGTCGGTGGCATTGCCGACATACACATCAATAATCTCTTGACTGACTGAGCGAGCAAAGTAGGCGTAGGCTCCTTTTGAGCCTGCATTACTAAACCGCTCAAATGCCATCATAATCCGCTCCCGATAGCTTTCATCATTCTCCACATCAGCCCCATTTTTGCTAGCAGTGGTATTTTTAATGCCAATCTTAATGGTTGGGTGCAGGTTGTTTTTTGGGGTGTTAATTTGACCTACTGCATAGCCATTACCAACCATCCCCACCTGAGTGCAGAGTGCCCCCAATGTGATGATTGGGCTGTGCTGACTTAGGTCGCCACCATCAATCGTGGCAAAGGCGATGTTGCCTGCCAGTACTTGCACCCCTTTATCAATACGAATGACTTTATCGCCAATCTCGTCAGGATTCACGCTAAACTCAATTAAGGTATCAGCTGGCTTGGCAGGCAGACGCTCTGTGCCAAAATCCGCCCCTGCGACATCAAGCATCAAGCCTGTGGCATAGGGAATGTGCTGTTGGCGATAGGCTTCATTCAGCTGTTTTCTAAGCAAAAACTCACGATAAGCAAAAGTGTTAATAAGCAGGCGTTCAATATGAGCAGGTTGCAACACTTTGCCTGCTCGGTTTTGGTAGTCTTTAATCGTTTGGCTTAAAATTGTGCCGATGTCATCGTCCACGATTTTAAGATTTTCTCGTTTTGGTAATGCCACGCCTTGCCCCTATGCTCTTATGTTTTAAAGTATAAATTCGCTTTTATAAATCTCGCCCTTAACACCGTCCGCCACTTGCCAATCCAGTATCATCGTCAAGTGTGGCGCTTGCCCTGTAAAATAAATGTCTTTGATGACGGCTCGTTTTTCCCAAGTTTGGATTGCCAAATGAATCTCACGCACCACATTGGGGATTAAAATGTCAGTTGGTGCGTCCAAATAGTCCAGATGGGCCGAGCCAAAGGTCGGACGCAGGACATCAGAGCCTTTTTTGGTGGTCAAAATAATCTCGATACAACGATGAATGTCGTCAATGTCAGTCATTGCCGTGCTGTCAGCCGATAATTGCCAATGGCGGTGGTTGATGGTTGTCATTTTGACCTACAAAAAAATACACCCAAAGTGATTTAGGTGTATTGTAGGGGGTTTTGGAATTTGGGTCTTTTAAAGGGTTTTAAGAAAAATCTAGGGTGTGCCCGTTCGGCTATTGCCACGAGCAACCCCACCATGTGTGTGCGATTTTAGGCTGACCCCACCACCCACCACATCTATGCTAGCGGTCAATTTGCCTTGTACCTGCACATTGCCTGTGATGATGGTGCTTGGGGTGTCAAGCGTTACTTGTTTGGCAGATTTTATCAGCACATCGCCACTGGTTTCTACGATGATTTGTCCGTTTTGGCGGTTATGGCTGATGACGGTGTCATTACTAAATCGCTTGACCCACAGCTCACCATTATTGGTCGGTGGGGTGTCTTTGTTATTATAAATCACGCCAAGCACCACACCGCCATCGCCACCAGCGTTCATCAAGCACACACAAGTCGCCTCCACATCGGGCAAGGCGTAGAACTGATTGCCACCTGCTCCCATTGTGATGACAGGAAGCCAGTCACTTATCATACCGTCCAAAGCACCCAAAGCTACTTTTACTTTGTGGCTTTTTGGGTCAATCTCACTCACTTCGCCAAATTGGAGCGTGGCGGATAGGTTGTTATGGGCGTAGTTCATTGAGTATTTTCCTGTGTTTCGTTGTCTTTTGGGTCCGGCTTAGGCTCTGATTTTGGGTCGCTCATTCTTGGGTCAATGTATTCAAGCATTTTAATCTCAATCGTGGTTAAAAAGCCTTGACTGTTTAGCGTATGGCGAGCCTGTTTAACCAGATATTTGCCACTAAATTTACCAAAGTCAGTCACCATAATCGTCTGACCCGCCACCAACATAGCATTACCAACCAGTTCAATCTCCCCTGCGATTTGTTCATCGGCCCCGTTTTGGGCGTGGGCATTCGCCATTGCTTGTGCTTCGCCGTCTGTGGTATTGTTAGGAGCGGTAATTTTTAGGGTGTCGGTGGTGGTAGGTTTTGCTCCTTTTCTTTTGGGTTTGGGCTTGGCGGTTTTGGTAATGGTTTGTTTCTTTTGGGTGTTGTAGGTGGAAACCTGTACTTCACTTGGCATGTCTTTGATGACATCAAAAAAACGCACATTAATGACAGATGTTTTATCCAGTACCGCCACCGCTTCATTTTCACCCAGTTTTTCATTATCATAAAAGACCAGCGTTTTATCCACAATCTTAAAGCTATGCCCGTATGCCTTGGCAAGACGGGTCAAAAACTCCACATCTCGCTCTTGATACTGGGTTACGGTGGTAATTTTAATATCACGAGTTTGCCCTATTAGAGACAGATTTAGTCGTTTTGCCACTGTACGGACAATATCGGCAAGGGTGGTGTCTTTATAGACTTTGGCTTGATGGGTGCGGTTTGCCTTACTAATGCCTGTGGATAAAGCCTTTAACACCACCACGGACGGCGGATAGCGGTATTCTATCTCACTAATCTCAAATCGCCCAAGCGACATAAGCTCGCCTGTATCATCCGCCAGCGACAGCTCCACGCCATCGCCATTGTCAGGATACCAATCATACAGCCAGTCACCATTTACATCTTCAAGCGTTAAAGTAATTTCGTCCGATTGGTCAGACAGATAATCAGTATAAGTGATTTCCAAAAGATAAGGCGTGATGGCGTTTGTGATGTCTTTTTGCTCATAGATGACGGCAAATTTGGGCTTGTCGGTGTTTTGTATCATTGTGGGTCTCCAATGGTCAATCTCTAAACCAAGGGGGTAGATTGGTGTTTTTGGCTTGTGATTTTTGGATAATCGGCACAAGCACGGTCGTGCCTGCGGTCAAGGTCTCAGATAAGGCAAGCTGTGGATTGGCGTCCATAATCCGCCCAATCTCATCCACCGTGCCATAATAGCGATGGGCGATTAAGTCAAAGCGGTCGTGTTCATTGCAGGTGTGGATTAGTACGCTACTCATTTTTTAAACAATCCTATCTTTTAAATAGTTTTAGGGGGTTTTTACTGGCAATTTTGGCGGTCAGTTTAGACACGGTGGATTTACCCACGCCCATTGCTCCCATTGCCCCTATAAAAGCCGTTTTTGCCTGTGTCAGATTGCCACTTTGTACCGCTCCAATACCTGTGCCCACCTTACCAAGCGTATCAGACACCGCACCGCCAAAGCGACCCATACCGTCCAATTTATCAGCATAAGCGGACAGTGCAGGAATGTTTGATAAATCTTTGATGATGCCTGTGCCGTCTGATACGATTTCTGATAAGGTCAAAGCATAATGAGCGGGGTTATTGCCAAGTTCGCCAAGCAAGGCGATTTTTGCCCCAATGCCATCAAGCAATCCTTCGCTTCTGTGCCACGCCCCCACATCTGCCATTAGGCTTGCCGTTTCAATGTCTATGGGAGCATTGATATCGTCGTCTTTGACTGACAATAACGGCACGCTGTCCATCGTGGCAATGGCTGGCGTGGGGTTTGGGGCGGTGGGGTCGCCGATAAACTCGGTCAAAGCCACATCAATGTCCATCGCCAAAGTGTCGCCCGTATCGTTTTGGGCGGTGGTGGTAATGGATAATTTGTCAATGGTATAAAAGCCTATCATCTGCCCTGAGCCTGTAACCAGTGCCTGTGCGTCTTGCGAGACAAAGTCTTGGTGCAATGCCTGATATTGCTGACCCACATCACCCAGTCGCCAATGCAAGCGTAAGCTAAATTTGAGCTTGTCAAGGAGTAGCCCAAGCCTTGTGTGCATGGCTTGCCCTGTATGACTTCGTGATGGACAAATTTGGCGTTGTGCGTGGTGGTCAAGGCGGTAAAGCTGTCGGTCATTTCAAATGTAATTTGCCCTAGCATGGCGTACATCAGTAGGCTCTCCGTAATTTATCTTGTTGCATTCTAGCGAACATTTTTTCAAATTCGGCTTGCGATATTTGCAAGGCTCTTTCAATTTTGCCCACATCACCCCCACCTGCGTTAATGGTGGGGTTAAAATGAATGGTAATGTTGCCTTGACTTTGAGAATTGGTGGCGTTGGCGTTTGTCATTCGTGCTTGATGTTCGCCCACGCTTGTGCTGATTTGGGCGGACAGATTGCCCATTTTTACCCCAAAGTTCGCCGTTACACCACTTGCGACAGAGCCAATGGCGGACACAGGTTTTTGACCACCCTTGTCAATACCAATCGCCAAGCCTTCGGACACCCACGAGCCAAATTGACGAAACACACGGCTAGGGCTGTTAATGCCAAGCATTGATTTGGCACGCCCTGCCACATTGCCTACCACGCTACTGATTGCCGATGTTACCGCTCCTGCCATGGATTTGATACCACCAATAAGCCCTTGAATGATATTGACCCCAAAGGTGCGAAAGCGACCAACCAAGCCACTTAAAAAGCCCCAAACAGCAGAAAAAGCAGTGGAAAAGGCGGAGACGGGGCTAAATCCACGAATGACCGCCATTAAGCCCTGCACGCCTGCTGACACTAGATCCCTAATGTTTGCCCACACTGAGCCAATAAAGCCTGTAATGCCAGTCCATACACCCACCGCCACTGCTTGTACCGATGTCCAAAGCCCAGAAAACCAAGCGACCGCACCACCCCAAATACCAACAAGCCAGCCCCAAGCAATACTTGCCCCTGTTGTTATCGCTGTCCAAGCGTTGCCTGCCCAAGCAGTAATGCCCGTCCAAAGACCACCAAACCAAGCGGTAAAACCATTCCAAATACCGACAAGCCATTGCCAAGTGGCTGTTGCACCATTTACGATACCTGTCCAAACACCACCAATCCAACTGCTAATGCCATTCCACAGACCACCAAACCAAGTGGTAAAGCCACTCCAAATGCCGACCATCCATTGCCAAACACCGTTTGCCGCCTGCGTGATAGATTGCCAAAAGCCAATGAGCATCGGTTTAATCGTATCCCAATTTTTATAAATCAGATATGCCACACCAGCGATTAGCATGCCGATAAGCACGATTGGGTTGGTAAGCATTGCTCGTCCCACAATAGCAATTACTCGCCCAATCATCATAAAGGCTTGACCAACTTTTACGCCTACGCTGACAAGCGATGAACCAAATAGCCTTGCAAAAGCCATGATTTTGCTAAGTATGGATACAAAACCTGTCGCTCCTGAGCGAATGAGATTAAACCCACCCGTAAACAGACTAATCGCAGTGCGGGCTTGACGAGCGGATAGCCCAAACAATCTCAGGGCAGAGACGGCTCTACCCATTTTAAACAAAGTAAACGCCCCTGACAGCATTCTGACCGTGCCAGCTGTACGAACGCCCATCCCTATTACACTCAGCAGTCCACTTGATAACAAACTAAATGCAAATCGCACACCCAAAGAACCCACTTTAAAGGCAAAAAGAGCAGCCACCACCTTAAACAAAGTCGCCACCAATACAGGATTGGCTTTGGCAAACCCAATCACGCTTTCAATCACAGGTTTGATGTCGTTAATCAGCCCATTTAAGGCAGGCAATACCACCGAACCAATGGCAATGCCCAAATGAGCCATATTGTTTTTAAGAAGTTGGATATTGTTGGCTGTGGTTTCAGCTCGGGCTTCGTACTCTTTATTCATTGAGCCGTCAAAATTACTGGCATTTTTTATGCCTGCCAGTCGCTCTTCAATCAGCCCCAAATTAGCAAGCAACGGGGCAATGCCCAAAAGCGACTCAGAACCAAACAGTTCTTTTAAAGTGGATGCCTGCTCATGTTTGTCCAATTTGCTAATGGCTTTTAAGACCGCAAGTGTCGTCCCTTCGGCATTGGTCTGCATATCTTTGGCGACTTGTTCGTGATCAAAGCCAAGTTTTTTCCACGCACTGATTTGCCCCTTAGTGGCGGTCTCGCCTGCCACCAAAGACAACATCATATTTTTAATGGAAGTAGCCGCCACTTCTTCGGCAATGCCAAAGCCTTTCATACTTGCCCCAAGCACCGCCACCGTGCCTGTGCTGTACCCTGCCACTTCGCCAAATGCCCCCACTCGTTGGACGATTTCCATAATGCTTTTGGCAGCAGCAGGGGTGGTATTGCCAAGATAATTGATTTTGTCAGCAAGAGTTTCCACGCCTTTTTGGTCTAACTGGAAAGCGGAGCGAAGTTCCGCCATTGATTGACCTGCTTGCTGGGCAGAAATGTCAAACGCCACGCCCATTTTGACCGCACTGTCAGCAAACTGCATTAACTGCTCTTTGGCAATGCCTGATTGACCACCCAATGCCACGATGTTGGCAATGTCGGTGGCAGACATTGGGCGAATGGACGATAACCTTAGAATCTCACTGGATAAGGCTTCCACACCTTGTTTGGCAAGGATAGGATTGTCACCAAAATCCACGACTTTTTTGACATCTGCCATCGCACTTTCAAAGTCAATGGCAAGTTTAATTGGTACACTTAGGGTGAAGCCTGCCCCCACCAAACCCATTATCTCGCCTTGCATATCCGCACGAGCTTGGCGATTGTTTTCTAGGCGAGTTTGGATACCTGCTTGCTGGACGGCGTTCATTCGCAAGTCTCGCATTGTCCTGCCAAGCCGTTCGTATTGGCGTTGCAAGGCAGGCACAGCCAATGAACCGCCTAAGCGGTCTATCTCGCCTCTAAGCCGTCTTTGTTCATTACCCAAGATATTTGAGCTACGGCGAACGCTGTCCAGTCCGCCTGTCAATGTACGAATGGCGGACATCGCTCCGCCAATCATTGCAGACGCACTAATAACAATTGATAATTCAGTCGCCATAGGGTAAAATACTCAAAATAAGATGATGAAAAAAGGGGGCTTAACAATGCTCGTTTTACTTTCTGTACTGGTTTTGATTGGCGTGGGTGTTTTTGCACTGCTTGCTCCTTTTGCATTCTTTTACGGCTTGTTTTCACAAAAAATCCGTGACAAACAAACCGCTTACCTTAAAGAACAAGCCCACTAACCCCCACCTTTTGCATATCCCGCCCCATAACCTGATTTAAGTTGGCGGGATAGTTGTTTTAGCCAGACATCAAAGTCATCAAGCGTTAGCTCATCAATGGCTTGACTGTTCCACCCATACCACCACGCCAAATCAGCAATGGCATCATAGAGCTTATCAAGCCATTTGGGGTCAGGCTGTCCTTCCTTAGAGTTCGCTAAATTTGCGAAAAGTGTCTTGGATTTGTTTATAATCCACTTGGTCTAATAAATCCAAATCTTCTGGCACAAGTGAAGTCAGGCGAGCAAATAACGCCAGCTCCTGCTCCATTTCGTTTTTCATTTGCCCAACTGTTCGCAAATCGCCCACTTTGGCATGACGCATTTTAAGTTCGCTCACCGTTTCGCCCAGTCCGTTTTTAAAGGGGTATTTCAAGGCAATGGCAATGTGTGTACCAAGCTGTTCTTGGATAAGATGGGCAGGATTGGTGGTGTTTTGATTTTGGCTTGGCATAACAAACTCCGTAAATGAAAGGTTAAAAAAATACGCTCATCAAACGATAAGCGTATTTTAGAGAGTTTGGGATTTTGGGTCTTTTAAAGGGTTTTAAGAAAAATCCTTTAAGCCCCCACCACACGGCGAAAGTTCGCCAGCACATCCGTGCCATTCACACGATACTCATTTTTAAAGGCATTAAAATAAAACACTTCTTTGCCGCCCACCAGCTGACGCACTTCGTGGGCGGCAAAGGTGCTGGAAAACTCTGCTTTTTCTTTGGGTTTGTAACTTCCCAAAGGGTTTTTGGAGAATGTGCCTGTCAGGATTGTAACCAGTGATACTTCCGCTGCCAAGCCTTGTGCATCGTGCTTGGCAATGTCGGCACGCACCATCAGCTGAACCGCTTTAAATGGATGATAGATGGTGCCAAAGACATTTTCATAAAAGCTGTTCCAAGTAATCTCGCCTTCTAGTGCTTCTACGCCTGATGGCAGTTTAATCGTACCAGCAAGCCCCAAACCCTTGTATTCATCTTGGGAAATTTCCACATCAGGTAGCTTGATTTCACTGGCTTGTCCCAGTAGGCTGTTGCCATTGACATAAATGTTGGCGTTAAAAATGGCGTTAATTTGCATGGTTTTTCCCCTTATTTTTTACCAGTCAAATTGACCAAGTATTTTCTGGTCATTACGCTGGCATTGCTGATGCGTTCGGCAGGCAATTTTGGTGTGTAATCATAAACGAGCGGAATTTGCCCTTTGCTAAATGCGTCCACAAGGTCATAATCATAGTCAAGTCCCACCGAATAGCCAACAATGGATTTAAGCGTTCCCAAATAAGTGCGAATGCCCTCGATAAGGCTATCAATCAGAGCATCATCAATCGGTCTGTCCACATATTGCAGCTCAAACTGGCGGATAGACTCATCAATGATGTCGCCTGTACGTTGAGCGACTTCAAAGTTTTTGATATGGCTGACAGACGGAAAGCACGCCAAGCGGTTGCCCCAAGCCCGAAAGCCTGTGCCATAGCTGTTAAAGACGGTGGTAATGCCTTTTTCGTTTAGGCGGTTGGTCTCAGACTGTGGGTCATCAATACGAGCGGTCAAAGGGATTTCTAGGGCGGTTACACCAAGTAGCTCGTGGTTGGATTTTGAATGCCAGTAGCCTTTGTCCACATCCACTTTCATACGCAGACCCGCCAAATGCGTGGCAAGGTGTTCTGTGCCCAAAATACCCACGACATACGGATAGCACAGCTCAGCACGGTCGGAACTTGTGTTAAAGTTAATCGTGCCACTTGCCCCACGCCCTTGTAGGGCAACCGATAGGCTTGTGCCTTTGGGGGCGTTGATGTAGGCGATGGCGTTTAGTTTGGTTGCCATGGTAATCATTGCACTGCTTGCTGTGGCAGTCTTGTCATACTCTGGCACGATGATGATTTTAGCATCCGTTCCAAACTTACCAAAGCCTTCGGTTAAAAGCTCCAAGCCTGTGCGTTTGCCACTGCTTGCCACAAATCCGCCCAAAATATCCGCCTCAGTAACTTTGGTGGGGTCGGTGTAAGTATAGCTAATCGTTGGGGCGGTGGGGCGAGCGTTAAAGGTAATCTCGCCTGTCAGCGTGTTAATGGTGTATTGATTGGCATTTAGCACGGTTTGACCGTCTTTGACGGTATAGCCCCGTTGAATGGCTGGCTTACGGGTTTTGGCAGTTAAGGTACCCGCATCCACGGTCAAGACTTCATTAGTAACGACAGTCTTGTGGCGAGCAGGGTCGCAGACATTAACCACATAAGCAAGACCTGCTTTATAGCGTGTCCAGATATGGGCAGCATCAGGCAAGGTAAAGCCTGCACGGGTCGCCTCATCTCCACCAAACTTGGCAAAATCTTTATTGGTTTGGCATAGGGTTAGCACATTGACATCACCAATGGGAGCAGTACCCACAATGGCGGTAATCGCCCCATTAACGGTATAGACAGGGCTAGAACCACCGTCAATGCGACGGGTTTCGGTGCCGTGATGAAAAGACATAAAATACTCCTTTTAAGTTAAGGGGTTTTCTTTTTAAGGGTTGAATTTAAAGGGTCAAAGGGGCGTCTTGTGTGGACTTGTATCACTTTGGGGCGATTGTCAGGCTGACAGACTCCCACGCTTTGGGTCTCGGTGCGTACTTTCAGCTCATATTGCCAAGCCCCACCGTCTTGGTGCAGATAGCGTTCGCTGACCAGATGAATTTTGTTGCAATGTTTAGGGCGAAAGCCTGTGATGACTGCTCGCACCTTGTCAAGCAGGGCAATCGCCCCCTTATCGTGGTGTACGCCACGCCCAAAGACGGTCAGTGAAAAGGTTAATTTACGAGTTTGGACAATGGCGTGCGTGTCGTCCGTCATCTCATAATCAGACCCCTGATAACCAATCAATACCGCCCCAACAGCGTGAATAAAGCGATAAGTGGCAGGATTGTCAGGAAATAAATCCACTTCTACGCTGGGCAAATCCTGACGGAGCTTTTCTCGCACACTTGCCAAAATCGCCAAAGTCATGCTGTCCGCCATCAGTAACCACTCCAATCTGATTTGCCACGAGAACGAACACGATACGCCCCACGCTCTTTTTGTAAGGCATTTTCGTTTTTGGTAAGGTCGGTGGCAAATAGGTGCATTTTGCCATTTTGAACGAGATTTAACATTTTTAAAGCGTCGTCATAGGCGGTTTGTAAGGTTTTTGGCATTTCGCTGGCATTAATCCGCCGTTTATGTAGCCAATATCTAGCAATGTCGCCACACCAAGTATTTAAAAGCGTTGGCACAGATTGCAAAGGCAGAGCATAACGCCCCGCCAAATAACCGTCCGCCACTTGGCAAGCGTGGCTGATTGCCTTATCCACCACCGCCCAATCAGGCTCGATGTCTTGATAATCATAGTGATTTTCTAGGTCATCACGGCTAAGCTGGATAAGCTCTACCTTGCTACACAAGGCAATCATCTCATCACGGCTGATATAAGGGGCGGTGTGGTTCATGAGTTAAGCCTTTTTACGAGTGGATTTTTTAGGCTGGGCAGTTTCGGTGGTAGCCACTTCATCGCTGACTGTGTCGTCATTAGCAGTTTCGTCCACTTGTGGAGCAACTTCATCAGTTGGCTCATCTTGAATTTCTGGTGTTGGCTCTGATTCAAAAACTGGCTCGGATACAGGTTCATCGACTGGCTCATCTGACACACCATCAAGTAGCGTGGTATGGGCAGAAACTTTGGCATACACATCGTCAGTCAAATCAATGATTTGACCTGTTTCAATGCGTACCATTTCGCCATTTTGTTCAAGAATGAGCGGTGTGTTTACTTGGACTTTTTTCATTGCTTGCTCCTTATCTTAATAGGGCTTTGACAGGTTCGTTTGCACCACTTGCCGATGATAGGGCGAGAAATTGCCCTGTTTCGGACTTGACCGCACAGCCTTGGGCATCGGAAGCGACTTTATCGCCTTGGGTAATCGCACCGCCAGATTCCACAATGCTCACGCCCAAAATTTCTACTGCCACAGACTCGCCAGCTTTGGCATCCACAGGCACGACACCAAAAATAGGGTCGTCGGCTGTGGCTTGTCTGCCTTTTACACTGACAAAGCGATTGCCGATAAGCTCGCTCATCGCCAGCATTGTTACAGCGACAACAGCGGATTTGGCTTTATTTGCCATTGTTATTCTCCTTGCAAAAGCGTGTTTTTGATGTGATAGCCGTGCAATGCCCACAGCTCGTTAATAGCATTATCAAAGGCAATTTTACGCCCAATGTTTTCATCAAATTGTTTGGGGTCAATACAGCCAGATTTACCAATCACGGTATAGCCACTTTTTAAAGTCAAGGCACACACCGTGCAAGTTTCGCCAAAGCGAGCATATTCTTCTTTGTCAATCAAGGCTTGCAAGTCTTCTTGCGTAATTTTGGTCATTTTAATCTCCAAAGGTTAAATCACATTTTCAAACAAGAAACCACACGCACCGCCCACGACAGCAGCTTTACGAATGTCGGTATAACGCACATATTGCACCTTACCACCCACATCATCATATCTGTCCACGACAGGCAACCCACGGCGACGCAAAGTATAGCCAAACGCAGGTACGCCCTCATCATTACCGCTTGGTACTTGGTCTGGGCGGACAATCAGACTGGCAAAATTACCCCAAATCGGTTTGGTTTGCTTATTGCCCACTGGGATAGACACCGCATTACCGATGAGAATTTCATCAAGCTCTAACAGCTCTTTGAGCGTGCTGACATTGAGCAGTGGCTTATTGGCACTATCGCTAATCAAGGATCGAAGTTTGGCACTTCGGCGGATTTGGGTATAGACCTGACCGCTTAGTACGAGCGTCTTTGGGGTTACGCCTGTGGCACTTCGCACCTGCTCTTTGGCATCGTCAATGATGGTTTGAATGTCGGCATCATCTTCTGTCCACTTGGCGGATGCAAAGTCTTTGCTGTGAGCATTGGCATAGACCGATTTTGTTTGGATAAGTCTTGCAATTTCAGCTTCTTGGCGAAGTTGCACCCCTTGGGTTACACGGCGGGTGGCTTTGGCGTGTTCGTCAAATTGACTCTCGTGAGCTTCACGGTAATCCACGCCTGACGCCAAATCGTGCTCTTCTAGCACCACAGGCATTGTCGTGGACTTATCTAGCGTGATGATGTTGCTTGCTGCACCAACCGCTCGCTCGGTCTCATATTCCACCAGCGACCCTTTGCCAAAAATCGGCACTTTAATGCCTTCTTTATCGGTATAAACCACAGGCATAATCTGCTCGCCAATAAAATCCGACTGCATATAGCCCAAGGCAAGATTGGTTAAAACTTCGTCTTTGCCACGCAGATGTGATAGATGTGTTGCACTCATCATATACTCCTAAATTATTTTAAAATTAAGCCGTACGGCGGGCAGCTTCTTCATAGCTGATGTTATCGGCTTTCATCAAGGCGACCGCTCGCTCATGGTGGGACATATTTTCGCTAAAATTGACCGTGCTTTTGGTAACTTTGTCAGTCAGGTGTGAATGCTGTTTTGGCAAGTTACCCAAAAATTCTTTAAAGGCGACCGCCAATGGCTTTGTGTCATCGCCTTCGCCAAAGTCAGCGGTGGTGTCATTTAGAAATTCGGCAAAGTTTAACACCTGGGTCAATAGCTCTTTATCGCAGGGCTTAATCTTGCCATCTTTGACCAGAGTTTCGGCAAAATTGGCATTGACGGTATTTGCCACATCTCGCTCTTTTTTGGCTTGAAGAGCTTTAAACTTGACAAGTTCGGCTTCGGCTTTTTCGGCTCGTGCCAGTGCTTCGGTTACATCTTGATTCATTGTATTCTCACTTTGGTTGCTTTGGGTTGGGGTGGAATTTAGGTCATTGGATTTGCCATCGCCATCAGTATCGGTTTTTGGTGGAGTGTTGGTGTCCACGCTTGGATTTACTGTATCAGCTTGATTTGCAGGAGCTTCACTAAAATTAAAAAATCTGGCAAAGATACTTTTAATATCAAAGACAAGTTTTTCACTCTCGGACAGCTCGCCAAAACTGACAACGCCGTCGCTATCATCATTAAAACTCACAGGCGATAAGCCTTTGACCGCAGGGGGCAGTGCTCCTAAAAACCCAATGTGGCGTAGATACCAACCATCAGGCTTAGGGTTGCTTGGGTGTTTGGGTGGGTAGAAACTTGCTGAGAGTTTCTTATAACGACCTTGTTTAACTAAGTCCACAAAGCCTGCGTCCATTTCGCCAAACTGGGCATACAGCTTGTCGTCTTTGGCGGATAGGGATTTGACCCAGCCATAAGCAGGAGCGTTGTCATCTGGGTGTCCGATAACGATGGGGGCTTCGTGAAAGCTCGGATTGTAGCCCTTTGCAATGGCATCAAGGTCGTCAGGCGTGATGGTAACTTCTTTGCCTGAGTTATCGGCTCGTGTGCCAGCGATAAAGATTTCGTGTTGTATGGTTTGCATAAAATTAACCCCATATTTTTGGGTTATTATGCAAAACTTTGGCAGATTGGTCTTTTAAAGCGTTTTAAGAAATTTAGTGGATAAATCAAGGATTTTAATAGGATTTGAAAATGGGCGATTTTAGGGGTTATTTTAGGGGTTTTGGGGTGTATTTGAGGTAATGTGGGGATTTGGTGGGATAGGGGCATTAAAAGCGGTTTTGACCGTTTTCGACCGCCTTTTGTGAGGGGTTTGGATAACATCAATCGTCCCACAAGTAGAATTGGCGGGTATTAAACTCAAATTGGCGTTGTTCTTTGATGATGGCGTAAATGCGTTTCAAGGTTACACCATACTTTTTGGCAAGTACTTCGTGGTTGTCGCCTGTGAACTCATCATAGATTTGGCGGTTACGGCGGGCGGCTTTGCCTGAGATGTTTTTTGGAATGTACAAATTCTCACCGCCAAACTCATCAAGCACGGTGTCGGTACTCTCTTCGGCAATGGCGGTCGCCTGTATCTTATCCACGCCTTGACCGAGCAAGGCGTGATAAATGATGTCGTATAGGGCTTGACCAAATTCGTGTTGGCGAGATTTGCTCATCATTATATTCCTTTTGGCTTGTTAATGAGGGTTTTTATTTTGCTTTTCTAGTCGCTTACGCCAGTTTTTTAGGCGTTCTATGATATTGCTGACTTGCTCACTACCCAAATCATCTATGGTGGTTTGGGTTTGGTTTTTGATATAAGTTGCCAGTGCTTGCTCACTCTCATTTCTAACCGCTCCCAATGCGTATAAATCCAGCCACAGATGGCGGATGAGTTTGATTTGTTGCTCTGTGTCAAGGCTTGTTTTGTCATCAATGGGCTTTGGGTCTTTTTTCTTATGCGTTACCACAAACCCAAGCTGTTTTAACCTTGTCAATACCTTGTTTAATTCACTGACATTCATCGCTTTGGTACTGTCTTTGCCAGTCATTGCCACAAGGAGCGAGCGGTAAGTGTCGTCATCAAGGCACAGTTTACTTTTGCCGATATGGATAAGCTGAATGAGTTTGGGTTTATTTAAGGCGGTTCGTTTGGTTTTATGTTGGCTCATTTTGATTTTCCTTAAATTGGTTATGATAAGCAAGGCTTACCCCTGCTTATCATTTGGGCTTGGTGGGCTTAATTAACCGCTTCTTTTAGCCCTTTGCCCGCCTTAAACGATGGGACTTTTTTGGCTGGAATTGTCAGTTTTTCGCCTGTTTTGGGGTTATGGGCGGTGCGTTCTTTTTGGGTTTTAACAGTAAACGAGCCAAAGCCCACCAGATTGACTTCGCCACCTTTTGCCAGTTCGCCTTTAATGCTACCCAGCACCGCATTGACCGCATTCTCGGCTTGTTTTAGGGGTAAGCCGTCTAGTTTGTCATAGACAGATTTGATAAGTTCTTGTTTATTCATAAGGATTTTCCTTTTAAGGTTAAAATTAAGGTTTGACATCAATTTCAAAGGGCGAAACAATAAAATCTTCCACACCTGTACTGATGGTAATGCCACCTATGTCAGTTACAGCATTGGGTTCATTTAAGATGGCATCTTTGTTTACCTCCTTTTTGGTGCGGATAAAGCGGTGCAGTCCAAAGCGTTCTAGTCGCTCAATCACTTCATCAATCTTACGCAATGATACAGACGGCGGACGGATACGCCACGACACTTCGCCTGTGATAAGGTTTGCAGTCTTTCCCCCGTCTTTTAACAGCGTGGCACGGTTTGCTTCGCACCAAATTTGTAGCTTGGGTGTCAGCTCGTCAATGGCAAGTTTTAAAGGATTGATTTTTTCGGCATAGCTTTGGGTAATGTCCGCCACTTCATCGTTCATTTGCCCTGTGAGCCGTGTGATTTCACGGTTATGCTCGCCAATGGTTTTGATGATGGCTTGGGCTTCATCAAGGCTTTGGCACGCTTGCAGGGCTTTTGCTTTGGTTTTGGTGGGTTTTTTCATAAAATACTCCGCTTTTTTGGTTAAGTTAATTCAAGATAACGACATTGCAAAGTGTGAGCAGTCATAAACAGTCGCATTTTTAGCAAGTGGTCGTCATTGTCTTGGTTGAGTTTGAATAAATCGTCTTTGGCGGTCATAATTACTGTTGCTGGTTTTCTTTGTCAAGCTCGCCATTTTTGATTAGGATTTGCAAGTCTTCATCAAGCAATAGCATTGGCAAAAAATACTGAGCATCGGTATTGTCATCAATGTGTAAAATCATTGGCATCAGTTGCTCCTAGAATATCAGCGTAAACACCAAGCCCACCGCCAGTACAATCACGGTCAAGATAAGCAAGGTAATCCACGCAGACTGGCGGTCTTGACGGTATTGCATACGCACGATGTCCATATCCATTTTTGCCAGTCGCTTCTTTTCGTGTTGTAGCCATAGGTATTCAGATACTGATAGGCTTGGGTGCTTGTCTTTGGGTTTGGGGTTTTGAGTGTTCATTTTTATTTCTCCAAAAGAGTTGTTTGCAAGGCTAAAATGACTTAAAATAGCATTGTCTGACGACTTTATTTAATTTCTACTATTGTAGATCTCCTTAAATACTCTTGATAATATCACCATCTACTTTGTCAAAACCCAAATAAACGGTTTCGTTCATGGCGTGAGCGACTAGGTTATTGACCGCCAAGGGGTAGAGCAGACTGTGTTCGTGCGTGCCAGCTTTGGTGCGAGATTTGACGGTTAGACGCTGACTTATGGCATCAAGGGCGGATTCATCTAAGATTTGTTTAATATCGCCTCCTGCTCGCTCAAATTTGTGCTTTAAATAACCTGCTAATTTGCCGTCTGTCAAAGATTCTAAGGTGGCAATCTCACAGCGTTGCACCACTTCACGCACGGTTGGGTTATTTTCAGCCAGCTTGGTGGCAAGCTCGGTCTGTCCGATCAGCACAATGCCAAGCAAGCGGTCAAATCCTGCTTTTAATTCATAAAAGCGTTTTAGGTGCTTTAAGGTGGGAATGGGCAAACCGTGAGCCTCCTCAATGACAATCAAGTGGCGATTGCCCGCCTTGTGGCTTTCGGTCAGAGCCTTGTGGATTTGGCGAAAGCGAGCCTCTGGACTTCTCTTGGGTTTTTCGCTTGGGGCGACTGCTTCTAGGATAGCCTCGGCAATGTGTACTGACTTCAAAGTTTTGCCCTTGATGTCATTATCCTCCATCGCCAGCACATACGGCTGGGTGATGATGGTGGCTTTGCCGTCCTTAAAAAGTCGGTCGTGCAAATCCTCACGCAGGGTAGATTTGCCTGCACCGCTCTCGCCAATGACCGCAAGAAATCCACCATTACTTGCCACATCATACAGGCGTTCACGGATATAGCGGACATCATCGGATTTAAAAATATCGTCCGATGAGCGGATTTCGTCATCAAAGGGGTCTTTGGTAAGCCCAAAATGACGGCGAGTTTGGGGGTTTAGGGTGGATTTTCTAAGTAGCATAAGTTCATCCTTATCTTGACTTATGGGGGTTTTAGGGTTTTGGCTTTGGGTCAAAATGCTTGGCACGCTGACCCCATTTTTAATAAAATGATTGGCAAGATTTGCCTTAAATTGTTTGGTATTTTTGCTTGGAAAAACACCGTGAACCACAGCATTAACAAGAGCGGTTTTGCTAATACCCAGCTCATTTGCCACGGTCTGATAAGATTTTCCAAGCTCGTTAAAGGCGGTTTTCATTCCTAATCCTTATGCAATTTTTAAAATCGTTTTTAACACGCTACTTTCGCTCAAAACCTCAAACACTTCATCAAGACCACTGGCGTGAATGCCGTTAGGGTAGCGTTCTTGTAGCACCTTGACCGCCAAGCTCCAATCTGCCCCCAGTGCTTCTAAGCGTGGTTTTAATTGCTTGGCGATGTCCACTTTTGATAAGACAGGCTCAGCAATAGTTTTTTCATAGCGACCATATTCCACGCTCTGCACGCCTTTTTTGGGCATATACAGCGTATTGTCATTATCAAGCACCGTGTCATTGTGCTTATAGGGGTCAAGTTTGCCATCAAACGGTAGAGCCTTGGCTTTTCGTTTGACTTCGGCTTGTTCAAGTGTGTCTGTCCCCATGGCGATTTTTTGCAATTCTTTGGCGTGTGTTTGGGCTTTGGTGTCATTATGAGCCTTATAGCCTTGCCCCACGATGATAGCATTTTCACGAAAGCCCATCTCATCAAATAGCACTTCTGGCACAGCCACCCAATTCTCGCCAACACCATCTGCTGTCGGTACACAGACCCTAGCACCGTCCACTTCCCACGGATTTTGAGCGACTAGGATTTTTTGTCCGACAAGTACAGGCAATGCTGAGACATCGTACACCTTGCCCTTGTAGCGAATTTCAAGCTCTGGGGTAACTTTGGCTTCTTTTGGCACAGACAGGGCAAGCGATTTGCAATACTCGGCAGGTGGGGCGATGATAAGCTCATCAGGCTTTATCTTTTGCCACGCTTTATAGCGGGTTAAGCCGTGCCGTGAGTGAATGGCTTGGCTATTAAAATAGCGTAGCCACTTATCACAAAGGGCGTTTAGAGTATCAATATCATTCACTTCCACAAACTTTAAGCCACTCTCAAAATGCGTCTCTACGATGTCGTTGGCTTTTTCCACTTGTCCTTTGGCTCTGGGGTTTTTGGGTTTGTTGATTTGGACTTGTACCTCCAATGCCGAGCAAAGTGTCTTAAAGGCGGAACTGGTGTTTGCCGAACCAGGGTCAAGCATAACTATCTTTGGTACGCCACGGATAGGGTCTTTACCGATGTCGGCTTTGGGCGACATCATACGAATAAAAAAGTCGCACAAATTTGCCGAAGTTTCCCCACCAAAATAATAATGACAATACACCGCCCCACTGGTGTGGTCTGTGCCTGTGTACCGCCACACACGGTCATTGATGATTTTGGTAAAGTTATCCATCTTGTTTTTATAAAACTCATCGCTATTCATGATACGAAGCCCTGTATCTTTGCCTTGCACCTTATTTCTTGGTAGGTAATACAGCACGCACAAACTGGGGTCAATTTGCCACAGATGATTGGGGTGTAGGCTTTTCATAGACACCACAGGGGCAGGCTCTAACAGTTGGTCTGGGTGCAGATGATAGGCTTTTAGCCCACGCACAATCGCCCCCACCGACAATGCTGCGCCGTCTGTGTGGCACGCCTGTATCATACCGCCCGCACGAAGCATCGTTACCGCTCGCTCCACCGTCATAATGCGTTTGCCATTTTTTCGCATACCCTCCATCACCACGCTACTAATCAGCTTGGCATCATCAAGGGTCAAGGTCATCTCGCCTTTATCACTTCTTGCCTTACGAGCAGGTTTGACCGCCACACTTTCTAGCTTACGATACAGTGTAGAGATACTCATTTGTAGCTCGTCCGCTTTGGCTTGTAGATAGCGTGATTTTTCGCCACGCCCTAGGTTTTGGGCGGTTTTGGCGATTTCGCCTAGGCGTTCTATCAAAGCTGGGTTTGGGGCTGTATTATCGGTTGCCATTGTTTTGACCCTTATGATTGTTTATTACACTTCGTCTTCTGAATCATCAAAAGGCAACAGCACATCTTGATCGTCCGCCCCCACAGGCTCATCTTGTGTTAGTCAAACAGGTACTTCGCCCTTTGGAACGTCTGTTGGTAGCAGGTATTGCCCACGCAGGATTTCGCAGTCTAGGATAAGCTGATTGATGGCCCCCACCATAAGGGCGGTATGGTCGCTTCCGTGTGCTTCTTTGTGAGCGACAAAGCCGTCAAAAATATCTTTTAATTTGCTAATCTCAGAGCGAGCGGACACTTCTGCACTTGCCAGTTGTGCCGATAATTCACGAGCGACATCAGCAGGTTTGGGCTGTTTGTTTTTGTTTTTGGCAAGTTTTTCAGCAAGCTCATCAATCTTGGCATTTTTCTCGCTCATCACCTTGTCTTTGGCTTTGCTGTCCTCACGGGCTTCTCGCAGGGCTAGGCGTAGCTCTTTGATGGTCATTCTGTCCACATCGTCCAGTGTATTACCGTTAATATCGCCCCCTTCGGCAAGCTCTACCAAAGTGTCGTCATCTTCTACCAAAAGTTCAAGCAATTTGGATTTGCCAAGCCCAATCAGTTTGGGCTGGGCTTTTTGCATTTGTGGGGTGGCAAAGCGTTTGGTGGCATTGATTAGGCGTTGCACTTCTCTTTTGTGTATGCCAAATTCTTGTTCCGCCAACTCAACAAAACGCCCGTGTTCGGTGTGTTCTTTTAACACAATCAACGCCTTGCCAAGCTCAAACATACCCTCCAAGGTTTTGACAACCGCTTGGCGACCTCGTTCAATCCAAGTGGCTTCGTTATACACCTCGCCATTACCCCATTGCTCCATCACCTGCATACTGTGCAGGGCTTGTTGGTTGATGACATCTGCGGTAATGACTTCTACGCTTGTGGCTTCACTCATTTTTTACTACCTTTTGCTTTGGTTAATTTTCAAAAGCGACGCTGGCATCGTTTTTGCCCATAAATCCCGACATCGGGATTTTTGCCTAATAGCCGACATTGACATTTCGGCTGATTTCTTTCATTCTCGCTTTTAGCCTCTCGTGCTGTTTACGATAATTTTCAGCGATTTGCAGGGTGCGGATAGAGTAGGCATAGTTACCATTGTCCAGTTTTTGCACCAAGCCTTCACTGATTAAATCCGCCAAATCACGGCTGACTTGGGTGGGGGTACAGCCTAAGTTATCAGCAATCTCTTTATTGCTAATCCCAATCAAAGGGTGATTATGCAACGCCTTAAAAACTTGCAGGATACGAGTACCTTTACCGCTCATCGCCATCTCCCCAACTGTTTTCTAAATCCATCAATGACAACAGGCGTTCAATGGTGTTTCTGTCCTCGTCATTTAATGAACGATAAATGGACAAAAACCATTGTTCCATCTGGGTTAAATCGGTGGAACAGATACCCAAATCCACTTCATCGCAAGAGCTGTTGTTATCAATCAAACCAAGTTCAATGGCGATTTTGTGAGCCTTGCCATATTTGGCTTGTACCGAGCCATTGATGATACGACTGACATAGGTAGGGTCATAGCCTCGTTCATTTGCCCAAGAGACAAAAGTTTTACCTTCTGTGGCAAATTCGGCTTTAAGTTGTTCAACTGTTTTAGCCATAATCTTTTTTCCTAAAACCTTATAAAATAAGGGGTTAAAGTGGTAAAATGTGCGATTTTGTGCTAAACTATTAGCCAGCATTTTGAGTGTCATCAGCGTGTTTTAGCCCAAAATACACAGCGGTTTCGTGTGGTTTGCCGTAGTTACAACGAGCCATACCATTTAGCACCTTATAGATGTCTTGGGGAAACCAGCCTTGCTCTTTGGCGACACGAGACAGAGGAATGCCTTTGGCACGGTACTCAGCTTTGACTTGTTCAGGGGTTTTTAAGGGTTTTTGAGTCATAACATACTCCGTTTTGGTTTGTGGGTTTTAAATGTTGTTTGTTGTTGGTGTATATGATAGTGCAGAAATATGCACTTTTCAAGTAATTTTTTAAAAAAGTGAGAAAATTTTCGTGTTTGGAACAAGATTGAAAGAAGAGCGAGCCAGATTAAATCTGACACAACCCCAATTTGCTGAAAAAATAGGGGTGTCAAAACGTACAGTAGTGGATTGGGAGCAGGAAAAATCTAGCCCAACCATTAAACAACTCGGCTTAATGATAGAAATGGGAATGGAAGCATACTATCTTTTGAATGATTTTCGCATCGGTCGCACCATCGGCGACTTAAAGCAACTCCCCGCTTATCAAGAGATGATGAGTGTGGACGAGGCAATGACCGCCCAGAGTGCAGATGAACAAGAACTACTAAGACGCTTTCGCAATGCTGACCCACAGACACAGGCGTTTATTATGAAAGGATTGGAGTGATATGGGAAACCGCAGAGCTAATATTACAAACAAATAACACTTTTAATTAAGGAAACTTTTATGAAAAAATTCACACTTCTACTACTGCCCCTAGCACTCATCGCCTGTGGCGAACCCAGCACCGACACCACCAAAGAGCCTGCCACTGCAAGCGTAGAAACCGCCACGCCTACTACTGAGCAAGCAACCATCAATGAACCAAGCAAGGACGAGAATCAATTAATTTCACCACAAGAACCGACCAAAGAAGACAAAGAGCTGGTTTATAATTTTTGTTATGCACTGCAAGCAACAGCTGAGTGCGACAATTTAAGCATGAGGTTGGATACAGAGTCAAAAGTTCAAGAAAAGGTACAGGCATCAGACATTCGCTCGTCAGATTCTGCATTTGGGGATACCTGCACACAAGGCATTGCTGACGCTGTAAAAGACAAAAATGTTTGTGCGGTTGCTTGGGAGAAGTATGGCTGTGCAGGTTCGGTTACACCAAGATTGTTGCAGGAAAGTCCATTTGGTAATAAAAATGCGATTTTGTGCGAGTTTTAAGGTTCTGATAGGAGAATAAATGATGACCAAGAAAATATCAAAAAAACTCTATTATCTTAGAGCCTTTGAATATAATGACCCTTTGGATTTGGAGCGGTGTTTACGCCAGTCGCTTGCTGTTGCTGATAATGTGTCTAAGACCGAGATTATCCGTGCAGGCGAGGTTACACAGATAACATATCGTGATTTATCTCCCACCAAAACAGATGGTGGTTTATTGCTTCATGTCGAAAAAGGCAATCAGGCAGAAAGTATTAAGACCATCCGCCATAAGTCCACCAATGTAACAGAGGAAGGGGAAGAGGTTTCACCGCCTCAAGATCAGTCTTTTATGAATAAAGAATGTTTTGTATTTATTTATGAACAACATGTTATTTTCTGCGGTCATAACAATATGTCGCAACACGCCCTAGCTGCTTATTTACACGCTTTAAGTGAGCATTGTCAGAGCTTCGATGATACTTGCCCTATATACAAGCCTAGTTTTAAATCTGTCGCGAACTATGATAAAATACAGATGATACAAGATGAGGGCGTGAAATCCATATCAGCAGAGCTAACTGCGTATCATACCACCATAAAAAGCCCACCCAGTATATTTGGTAGATTAAAAGGGTTGTTTCGCCAAGATGAAGAGCTTTCAGACATTCAAGAACAGGCAGACTTGCAAGTCAATGTTGAAATAAGGCTAGATGGCAATACAAGAGCTAGCCAAGAGGCTCAAAAAGAGCTGCGTGAGCAGGCACAAATGGTTATCGGTGAAGAAAATGCAGACTTTAAAATTGTCACCCAAAAAGGTAACACTATTGAGCCTGATGATGTTAAGCTATCAAAATTAGTGTACATATCCAAGCATAACAACACCAACGGATTAAGTCGGACGGCAGTGTTGTCAGAACTAGTAACTTACTTTAATGAATTACAGCAAAAAAATCTGACCCAACTATGAAATGGCTACCAAAAAACCTATCTTTGCTAATATTACTGGCTATCATCATAGCTGGTGGTATTAGCTATGTAGCACAACCTTTGGTGCATGCTAGCCCTAATGCCAATAGTGTAATCATTAATGTTTTTACCATTTTAACAGGATTTTTGTTTGCAATTATGGCACTGTTTGCAAATGTGGAATATGATTCATCTGCGAATTGGCGACAGCTAGAAGTTCAAGAAAGCATCAATCAATCTCGTTTTGACAAGTTGCATTTTTTGTTTTATCTATATCTAGCAGTATTGATATTTGTCTTTATAGCTGTATTACTAAAAGATAACAAACAATACCAAAATAGCCTATTCTTAGTCTGTTTAGAATACTTTTATTTGTGGTTGACTTCTTTTTCTTTAATGATGTCCATAAGTCTACCCAGTAAACTAAATACTTTTCGAAAAAATAAGTTTAACGAAGCCATTAAGGACAAAAGACCAAAATCCTAGAAATAACTAAAAGCCCCCAAGCGTAAACTTGGGGGCTTTGGCTATCTAGTAGCTCTGTCCATATCATACCAATAAGACTTGTTTTTGGCAAGTCTTTTTTTATTGTCATCAAACCATCCACCCAAGCAATTTTTAAAACGCTTTAAAGGACTTATCACACTCATCTTGGCATAATATCCCCCAAATTTTAGCATAAGTTTGACAATGAAAATTCTTGACCTTATCACAAACCCACAAACAGGACGGCTGTCGCACACCCGCCTTTGGGCAAATATGGCAAGCCTGATTGCCAGCGTTCAATTTGTGCGACTAAACACCACCGACTGGCAATTATGGTTGGTTTATCTTGGGTGTGTTGGCGGTTATGCGGTTGCTCGTTGTCTGATTGCACAGGGCGGTAGCGTCCCACCCACCAAAGGAGAGAGCCTGTGAGCGACACCATAGACAAAGCCCAATACCAAAGTGAGCTGATTTTGGAGCAGCAAATCCGCATTGCCACCCAAAAGACAAGCCTGCCCACCCGCACCCATTGCATTGACTGTGATGAACCCATTGCACTTTTACGACAACAAAAAGTCGCAGGTTGTCAAAGGTGTGTGGCGTGTCAAACCGAATTTGAAACTGGGAAAGCAAGGGGGTAATAAGTGGATAAGACTTTTATTAACATTGATTTTTGGCAACTCGTTGGCTTTTTATTGTCATTTTTGGGGGTATGTTGGGGCTTTGGCAAAATGCTCCTTGCCCAGTTTGCCGCCCAGCAAGACGAACGCCAAAAGATGCAAGACAAATTATCTGACAAGGTTGAGCATTTGGAAACCCTATTTGCCGAACAAAAAGCCGTCTTGCCCGAAAAATTTGTCCTACGAGAAGATTATATCCGTAACCAAGCCGTCCTAGAAGCCAAAATGGACAGCATTCAAAAGACCTTGACCGACCTGTATAAAATGGAGAGCCAAAGACAATGAACGAAAAAGCACGCCGCGGTGGTATGCGTTGGCATATCATCAATACCCTGCACAAGGCTCGCCCCTACACCACCAGCGAGATTTTTTTGCTGGATGTGATGTACGGGATTTATGCTGACATTACCGCCTTAGAACTTCGTCAGCAACTTGAATACTTATCCAATGCCAGCTTTATCCAACTTACCAAACAACCCAATGGCGTATGGTATGCCGACTTGACTTATCAAGGCGTGGACATTGCCGAGTACACCACCGATTGTCCGCTGGGTATTGGACGACCTGACAAATACTGGCAATCTTAGGGGGCGGTATGGCACAAAGAAGCAGTGTGGAAAAACTTCCCACCAATGTCCGCCACGAATTAGAACGCAAACTTGCCGACAATGGCTTTGGCAACTATACCGAACTTGCCGACTGGCTAAAATCGCAAGGATATGAAATCAGCCGAAGTGCGGTGCATCGCTACGGCTCAAAAGTGCAAAAACGCTTTGCCAGTATCAAAGCAAGCACCGAGGCGGCACGGCTGATTGCCGAGGGTGCGTCCGATGAGGGCGACACTCGCTCGGAAGCACTGATGGCAATGGTGCAGACTGAATTATTTGACGCACTCGTGGAAATTGGCGATATGGACAATTTGGGGGCGGTTGAGCGATTTAATATGGTTGCCAAAGCCTCCAAAAATATTGCTGCTTTGACATCGGCAAGTACCAATTTGAAAGAATATCAAGCCAAATTACAAGTTAAAATTGAACAAACCGCCAGCGAAGTCGCCAAAGTGGTTAAAAAAGGCGGATTGTCTGACGAAACGGCTGACGAAATTCGCCGTAAGATTTTGGGGATTGGAGAATGAGCCAGCCAAAACGCACGGCACTCAGCCAAGAAATTAGTAATATTTCTCGTAGCCCAATGGTGCTATTACCCTACCAACAACGCTGGTGTGCTGACACATCGGCGGTTAAAGTGTGTGAAAAATCACGGCGTATTGGCTTAACTTGGGGCGAAGCGGCTGATTCGGCTCTTTTGGCAGCCAAGACAAACGGAATGAATGTTTGGTATGTCGGCTATAACAAAGATATGGCGTTAGAATTTATTCACGACTGTGGCAACTGGGCGAAATTTTATGGCTTGGTGGCAGGCGAGGTAGAAGAGACCGAAGAGGTCTTTGTGGACGGTGATGACAGACAGGCGATTTTGGCGTTTGTCATTCGTTTTGCGTCAGGACACCGCATTACCGCCTTGTCATCTCGCCCCAACAACTTGCGTGGTAAGCAAGGGCGGGTCATTTTGGACGAAGCAGCTTTCCACGAAAACTTGCCAGAGCTATTAAAATCAGCGATGGCTCTGTTAATGTGGGGCGGTCAGGTTCATATTATTTCTACCCACGATGGGGTGGACAATGCCTTTAACGAGCTTGTCAATGACATCAGAGCAGGCAAAAAGCCTTATTCTTTGCACCGCATTAGCTTTGATGATGCCATAGCGGACGGCTTATACCAACGCATTTGTCTAAGGCTTGGTATAGACTGGACACCAGGGGGCGAAAGACAGTGGATAGCGGACATTCGGGCAAGTTATGGCGAGGACGCCAAAGAAGAGTTGGACTGTATTGCCAAAAATGGTGGCGGTAAATGGCTAAACCGTGCTTTGATTGAAAGCCGTATGAACCCCTACACACCCGTCATTCGTCTTGATAAAAATGACGAATTTGCCCTGTTGCCTGAACATAGCCGAGCCAAAGAGATTGACGATTGGATAACCGACGCCTTAGAACCGCTCTTTGATGGCTTAGATAAAAGTCGTATCAGCTTTGTGGGCGAGGATTTTGCCAGAAGTGGCGACAAAACTGTGATTGTGCCACTTCTACAATACCCAAATTTAATCCTAAAACCACCCTTTATCCTAGAACTGGGCAATATGCCCTTTGCTCAGCAAGAGCAGATTATGATTGCCTTATTAAAAGGCTTGCCAAATTTGCGGGGCGGTGCGTTTGATGCTCGGGGTAACGGTCAATCGCTTGCCGAAAAAATGCAAGACACCTTTGGGGCGGATATTATCCAAGCCATTATGCTGTCCGAAAGTTGGTATCGTACTCACACCGCTCCTTTTAAATCCGCCCTAGAAGATGGCACACTTACCGACCTACCCAAAGATGAAGATATTTTAAATGATTTACGAGCCTTTGAACTTGTGAATGGTGTGCCACGCATTCCCACCACTCGCACGCAGGGTGCAGATGGCAAAAAACGCCACGGCGATGCAGGCATTGCCTTGTTGTTGGCTCATTATGCCAGCCGTGAACTTAACATTGGACAAATCAAGGTTGCCACTCGCAAAGTCAAAAGAAAAAGCAAACTCACCCAAGGATTTTAAATGACAAACCAAAACCAAGCCCCGAAACTGGACAAAAAAGAACTCTCCACCCAAATCGCCACCGCCCACCGCTATTTTGGGTTATATGGATTTAGCCAAATTCTCCCAAATCCTGACATCATCCTAAGACGATTGGGTAAATCCAGCTTCTCTGCGTATCGTGAGCTTTTGATTGACCCCATTGTGGCAGGGGCGGTACGCCGTCGTAAGGCAAGTGTGGCGGGCTTAAATTACCGCCTTGACAGCGATTTGTCTGACAAACAACAAGCCGTCATAGACCAGATTTTTGACAGCCTAGATATTTATGGGCTGATTGGGCAGATTTTAGAGGCGGTATTGTATGGCTACCAACCCATTGAAGTGATTTGGCAGTTTAAAAATGGTGTTTGGATACCTGTCAAACTCATCGCAATCCCCCAAGAATGGACAGGTTTTGACACCAATGGCGAGCTTTTGCTGATTGACGGCATTACCAAGACCACACCACCACCCTTTAAAATCCTTTGCCCCACCAACAACGCCAGCTTTACCAATCCTTATGGCACGGCCGAGTTGTCTTGCGTGTATTGGGTGACCGTCTTTAAGCGTGGCGGTTTAAAGTTTTGGGCAGAGTTTGCCGAAAAGTTTGGTAGCCCTTGGATTATCGGACACGAGCCTCGCTCCAACACAGACGAAGACACAAACAAACTTCTTGATGCCCTAGAAGACTTAATGGGCAATGCGGTAGCGACAATCCCCAACGACAGTAGCGTGGAAATCAAAGAAGCCACAGGCAAAACAGGCTCATCACAGGTGTTTGACGACTTTATCCGTTATTGCCGCAGCGAGATTAACATTGCTCTACTGGGTCAAGACCAAACCACCGAAAAAGACACGAGCCACGCCAGTGCAATGGCAGGACTTACGGTAACAAAAGACATTCGTGATAATGATTGCCGAGTGGTAGAGAGCTGTTTTAATACGCTTTTGGCATGGATTTGTGAGCTCAATTTTCACAATGTGAGTCCACCCAAATTTGTGCTATATGAAGACGAAGTGGGCGATAAAACTCTAGCGGAGCGAGACCAGATTTTGACCGCTCTTGGCGTGTCTTTTAATCAAAGCTATTATGAGCGGGCTTATAATTTATCGGCTGATGAATTTACCCTAAATGCCAAGCCAATGCCTACAAACACCGTACCAACCACCCCCAATTTTAGTGAAAAATCTTTCGCACCACAGGGCGATTTGTCTGACAAATTGGCGATAGGCGTGCCAAGTGATGATGATTTGACCACCCAAGTGGGGCAAATGCTAGATGATTTTACCGCTTTGGATAGCGTCAATTTAGACAATGAAACCGCTCTTTTGGAAAAATTAGCCAGTCTGTACCCCACAATGAACATTGACGAGCTTCAAGACAAGCTGACCCAAATGCTGTTTATCGCTGACACACTCTCACGGCTACAAACCCAAGAAGAAATGGGGTTAAATTAAGATGAATAGCATTGATAAACTCACAAACAAAGAACTAAAAGCTCTGTTTGATATGCCACCTGAGCGAGCCATTGAGCATTTAAAATCCAAAGGCTTGCACATTGGCTGGGACTGGAAGGACACGCACACCCTTGCTCACGCACGAAGTTTCACAGTAGCCAAAATGACCGCCCTTGATATGCTCTCCACCACCAAAAAAGCGATAGAGCAAGCAATGGTGGACGGCACAGGCTATAAGGGCTTTGAAAATACCATTAAGCCGTATTTGATACAGCAGGGTTGGTGGGGTGAAACGCTGGCAAGAAATCCAAAAACAGGTCAGACAGAACAAGTAAAATTAGGGTCAAATCGTCGCCTTAGAACCATTTATCACACCAATCGCCGAACGGCTGTGATGAGTGCCAAATACGAGCGAATGAAAGAAGCGGCTCACACCCACCCTTATTGGCAATACTCCGCCATTCTAGACAGTCGCACTCGCCCCAGTCATTCAGCAAGGCACGGAGCGGTCTATGCCCACGATGACCCATTTTGGTCGCATTCTTATCCACCAAACGGCTTTGGTTGCCGATGCACTGTCAAGGCAATCACAATAAAACAAGCCGAAAAGGTGGGCATTACACAAAGCAGTGATGAGAGAATTTTAGGCGAAAATGGTTTTGGTGATAGTCCTGTTGCCAGTCATTTGTTTGATAAACTTTGGTATGACAAAGCCCGCCAAGCCCTAGGGCAAAAACACGCTCTGCAAGAGATTGCCAAAGATATGGCATCTGATGTGCGAGTGGCGGGGTTTTTGGCGTGGGTCAGACAATCTCAACTCAATGGGCAAGTACAGGGGCGTACTTATGGGGTGGGCGTATTGCCCCAAAAGTCCTTTGAAAGATTGGCAGAGAAAGAAGGGCTTGATTTGGACGAGCTATCGCCTGTGGTGGGTTTTCGTGATAAGGTCATTACAGGTCGTAAAAATACACGCCATACCGCTCACAATGACGCTTTGGACGAAGTGGCGTTAGAAAAAATTGTCAGAGAGTTTGGCAAGCCTGATTGGGAGCTTTGGGACACCCAAAATAACAATTTATTGCTTGTTTATAAAATGCCTGATGATAAAGTGATTAAACTGACGGTGCAGATGACCAAGAATGGGGCGGAAGTGATAAGTGGGTTTTATCAAGATTTAAACAGCATTAAAGGGTCTATTGATGGCAATGTATTTGCCAAAATCCAATAAAAAAATTCTGCAACTTTGACGGACTCGAACCGTAACCGAACTGGCACACCTAAGTGTGTTACTCCCCCCGCCCACGCAGGACTTGTTGCAGAATATCTACATTATACCAAACTTAGGAAACTTTGCCAATGCTCATTATCAACCTAGACGACAGCCAAGCTCAAAGCACCTTAGCCCAATTACTAAGAAACACCAGTAATAGTCGTGTCATTATGCAAGAACTTGCCACAGAATTAGAGACAATGACCGCCGATAACTTTGAAAACGAAGCCTTTGGCGGACAGGCGTGGGTGCGTAAAGCCTTTGGTAATGGCAAAACCCTAACCAATACAGGCGAACTCAAAGACAGCGTTACCAGCAGTGCCACCAGCCACACCGCCAGTATCGGCACCAATATGATTTATGCTCGCATTCATCATTTTGGTGGCATAATCAGACCAAAACAAAAATCCCATCTTATTTTTGCCACGCCAAACGGCTTTGCAAAAGTCAAATCAGTTACACTACCCGCTCGCCCATTTTTACCCATTTCCCCTGACGGGCAATTACAAAGCGATGGCGATAGACGGCTAATAGAAGTCGCCTTATCCGCCCTGACATCTGGCACATAACCCAAAGCCATCCACCTAAAAAAAATCGATCCGCCATAGTGAGCTTATGTGCTAAAATAGGACAATAAAAAAGACAGGTGTTTTTACCTGTCTTTTCCCAAAACTCAAAATTTATGCCCCACCCAACTTGTTGCACCCAGTGTAACGCCCTTGCAAAATGGTCTATCTTAACTTATCCCACATTGTTTTACATTATCCCATTTATTGCAGAGTGTATGGTTGGTTTATTGTGGTGGGGTTTAACAAAAGGCAGGCACGTCCTAATCTTTTATGTGTATACCAGCTTTTACCCTCATCATTGGTGGTGCGTTCATTAAGATAATCTTTGTGCTTGTCATACCACTCATCTAGGGCTTTACCAAGGCACTGCTTATTACTGGTGGTTAAGCTCTTAACTAAGAGCAAGGGTTCTTGACTTGTGTTTAGGGTTTTTGGTTAAATAACGCCGAACAATGGCAATTTGATGAAATTGGCACATTTGTGTGGGTATGTCCCCAAAGCTACCTAATAAACCCCGTCTGCCATCACAGGTAATGCTATGTAAGGCAAACTTATCTTTTACCGATTCGTTACAAATCATTGGTTTCATACCTAACAAAGGCATAATGTAAGCCGTCTTTGTATGGTTCTCACTGATAAGTTGTACTTAATGGCAAGTTGTTTGTGGGTTTGTTTGCCTTACGTGTATTCTTGTCGAATCTCATCATTGCTGATGTAAGTTTTATCAAGAAAATACCTAAAACAATCCTTGCACCATCTTTCTTGTTTACCCTGCTTTTTGCCATTTTTCTTGGTGCTTGCAGAACCACAGTGGGGACATACTTTTTAACTTTCATAAAAAACCCATTCAAAGCTATATGGTATCAGACTTCAAATGGGGTGGGAGCAGGATTTTTGTCTGTTAGACCTAAAAGTTCTGATTTTTTCATTCCAATAAACCCAAATCCACGATGATTAATCTTTCAGACAACTTAATCCATCTTGATTATTAACATCAATGCCCATCTTTTTCAGATACTCTTCTGTGGTCGCCACTTGTAAGTTAGCCATATCCGACATAGTAAGCTTGGCACCACTATGACTGGCTAGAAGAATAGGCTTTGGGGCTTGATTTTGGAGCATCTGGCCGCTATTTTTTTGGATTGTTTTGCGTATCATTTTCAATCATAGGTTTTTTAGAACCATCATCATAGACTGCATAGATAGAACCATAAATTAACGCATAGCCCTTTTTAAGGTGGTGTTCTCAACGAGCTAGTCTGGATTTTGATAAAATATCCACATCACTTTGCAAAAAATTTAAAAAATTTACCTCGCCTGCATCTAAGTCTTTTTTATCTTCCAGACTGCCCATTTGATAATGATCAAATCCCTCAAATATTAGTTTTTTAATTCTAAATCTTACAAGTAGCGAATTATTAAAGCCATTTAAAATATTACTCTCATCTTTAATGGTAATAAAATCTCCTTGATGATGAAGTCTTGGTTTAATATCAAGGGCAACATCTTGCTCTAAATGATTATGTAGGTTGTCTGCCATATTATTCTCCCAAAATGGTTTTACGAATTTCTGGAATGGAAATACCATAAATCAAACGAGGCTCACCCGTTCTTTTATCTAAAAAGAAGGTAGCTGGTACTGATGGATTGGTTTGTGAGTTGGCAAAGGTCTGTTCGTGGGCTTGCAATAATAACTGAAAATTCGCATCAATTGCCTGTTTTTCAGCATCTGTTGGGTTGTCGGCACCGATTGCCTCCCCAACCTTGCCTAGCGATTTGGCAAAGTCTGTTACAGTATCTTGTTTAAATTTGGTTATGTCTTTGGGGTTGGCAAAAAATTGTGGATTTAATTTAGTAAGATCTACATCGGAAATACCAAACTCTTTACCAATTGATTGTAGTGTATCCCCTTTGTCAATTGTAAAATTTCTTGTATATGGGTTATAAGATAAAAGACCGCTTGGATCAACCAGTCCCCAACTCTCATTATCCACATAAGCATAAGTATTTAAACTTCCACCGTTTAACCCAATCGGATCAGATGTCAAATACCGTCCAATACTCGGGTCATAATACCGATGATAATTATAATGATACCCACTCTCTTGGTCAAAGTATTGCCCTGCAAATCTTAGGTTGAAAGTGAAGTCATCTTTACTGTCAATAGACTTGGTCTCCCCAAAGGTATCCAATTCTGCTTGCCATACAATATTTCTGTCTTTATCGCTAATGACTTTTAGTGTGCCTAGGTGGTCGGTATGGATTGAATAGACTTCTGCTTTGTCTAGTTTGCTTTTTTGGTTGTAGGTGTAGTCAAGGATAGCCACAGGCATAATGTCAAGATACACATACCTTCTGATGACTTTATCATCTTTGATTTCAGCAGAGAGTAAACCTTTATCCCAAAGATACTGAATATTGTCCTTAACAGCACCTTTATCGTTATAAGTGGTCTTGGTAATTCTTTGTCTTAGATGATTATAAGCATAAGTAGCGATGAGCTTGTCATTGTCCTTGATGGATTTGATTTGTCCATCAGGGGTGTAGGTTAAGGCTCTTTGTTTGATGATGTCGCCTTTGTGGTTCTTGGTGGTTATCATTACAGGGTTTCCTAGGTTGTCGTAGGTGTAATGGGTGGTTTTGATGATGTTGTCTTTACCACCTTTGGTGGTGATGATACTTAATCTATCAGAATTTGGTTTATAAGTGTAGTGGGTTTGTTGATTTGGCTTATTTTGATTTGCTTGTATGTGGTTGATACGATTGCCATTAGCATCATATTCATAGGCATTGGTAAACTCATCAATGTTTAGATGTTGCCGTTGTCGTCAATACTGGTGATTTGGCTAAGATTGTTTGGGTTGTTTGAATTTATGCCATAACCCACTTTGGTTTGTGTTGTGTGGTCGTGTTTTTGGCTTAGTCTGTCTTTGTGGTCGTAGAGGTTGGTTTGGTTAATGGTGTTTTGCTACCAAATAGCCAATATAAATAAATATATTGAAATAGATGAAATTATTTGTAAAAATATACATAAATTACTATTTATGCTCTTTTGACCTGTTTGTAATAAAAAATATGCGACTGAACCGATAAAACTACCTACAATACAAGACAAAAAAGAAAGCAATAATAATTTTAAGAAAATTCTATTATTTGAAATCTCATCGATATCAACATTAAATATTGAAGTTGTTGCAAATATTATAATTAAAAATGATAATATCATTACAGTGAGGTTTGAGTAATCCAAAAATAAATTTTTAATAATAAAATTTTAATATAAAATTATTTTTATACAGATGCAATAATTTGACCATAAATCAACACTAAACACAAAATAATAAAAATAAATAGATATTTTATATAAATATCAATAATAATATTATTTTTTATTTTATTATTTAA